GCCACCAGTTTGCCAGTAGAATTTACTTTTATAATTCCGTCGTTGACTAAAACACTTGCGCCCCAATTAGAAAATTTTTCTAATATCAGCGAATCTGGTTATCCTCTTGCTGCGGCACCACATCAGTCTATCAAGATTAAGCTTTATTTTGCCACCCAGCCGAAAACAAGTTTTGTCACCTCCGACGGCGTGAAGAGCACTGCCACGGCCGATGATGATGAGCTGACGTTTAGCAACAATCAGTACATTGAAAGTCTTAAGTTGGCGACATTAACCGTCGATGGAAAATATGGGACGTCCGTCGAGGATGTACCTTTTGTAGCTAATTTGCCAATTACAATTAAATCTGTTAAGATGTATGCAAAGCATTTAATCATGTGTAACGAAGAACGTGAACAGATGAAGGCTATGCCTATGGGTCTACCTAAACGCCTCAAGATGACCCAAAACTCTATTGTTACTGACGTTAAGAATGTATCCCAGAAGTCGATTGACCTCGATCACTTTTCTCTATACGCGTCTCACTTGATTATTTCGGGTGACCTCGGTTCAGAATTTATTAAGAGCGCTGAACTTAAACTTAATTCGTCTTCTTTCTCGGGAGTACTTCCTGGTCAGCTTTTAGACTACGCCTCGGCTCAATCTCTCGGTCTATATGTTAATCGTAACATCACTGGTCACATAACGGCCAGCCCCAAAGAAGAACAGAAGGGGTTTGGTATTCTAGTTTTCCCTCTAGCAAGCTCCGCGTATTCTGGCTCGTCTGTACCATTTAACAGGTTTGACAGCATTCGCCTATTGTTAACTTTCACAAATTCCGTTACTGCCAATGAATCGTATATTAACATTACATGCGTCGGTGAAACTACTGCTCTTTTCAAGGGTGGTGCAGCGTCGCTTGCTATGTACTAAAAATGTAAATGTAAATGAAAATGAAAATGAAAATGTAAATGAAAATGTAAATGAAAATGTAAATGTAAATGAAAATGTAAATGTAGTTAATTAATATAAATAAATATATTTTACTTATATTAATTAATTATGGGTAGAGGCGCGCACGCCGCCCATGCTGCATATAATGGAAGTGGTACACAGGGTATTTCAGTTACAAATAAAATAAATGACGAAGACGAAATTAAATCTGTTTTTTATAATGAAAATGATACTACAAAACAAATACTACATGGCTGTAATTTGTCTGAAATGAAATGTATAGGTAAATCTGACGGTGGCGGTAGGTATAAAATTTTTACACCCGATGACAATGCAGATATGATAGGAGATATCTATTTTAATGTAGAAATGAACACAGAGATGTCTAATATTAATTTTGTTGATACTGTCACCGACGTTGAGTTGCCTCTGGACAGTTTTACAGATGAAACTAGAAAATTAGAATTAAAACTAGTCGGTAGTACTTCGAAATTCCTTGACATAGATCTTAACGCGCGCGAAATTTCTACAGTAAAGAATGAGAATGAGACTATTGAGGGGTTCGAAGTTATTAATCAGACTAAATTTATTGAAATTGATACAGTAATATACCAGTTTATGGTTGGAAAGGGAGATTTAACTAGCACCCAACCTTGTAATATTGCTTGGAGAAAGATATATGGTGACGACGTTAGTTGGAAAAGTATATTATTTTCGAAACTTATAGAAGTTAATTGCGTTATCGCAGAGCCGTATGCGCAGCGCTCAGCAACAGGTGGAATAGTTATATTTGGAGGGGTCGCACCCGAGGCGGTGACGGCTGTGGCCACCATAACAGGCGGCGAGGTGGCCGCAATCACTGTCACTCAGCATTCCGCCTATGCATATACTGCGCCGCCCACTGTAACTATTAGCCCCCCCGAGAGCGCGGGCGGCACGGTGGCAACGGCTGTTACCTCTATAACAGGCGGCGGAGAGGTCACAGTGGTGCGCGCACATTATGGCTCGGGATACACAAGTGTTCCGACAGTGACAATCTCCCCGCCCCCCGGATATAATCCTTTATTTTATTTAAAAATGAACACTATCTCCAATTCTGACAACATCAACAGCACCCATTTCGACACATTTATAGATTTTCCTTTAAATGATAATAATAACCCGTATTATAAAACCGTTTATACATTAAATTATTATGGTGAAAGACCGAAAGATGACAACGACTTTGGAAAGATAATTGTTTCGGGATCAAGAAATGGTCTTGATGAAGCTGGATATTTTAGAGAAACCACTGTGCCGCGCGAAAGTGTAATAATTAACAGTTTTCCAAATTTATTTAGTTATACATTATTGCCGTTTATACATTTTGGACGCACTTCAATTGGACTAGACCCAATTGTATCTTCTACATTTAGCGATAACAAAAATAATCATGTTTTAACAATTGGGGCGAAATTTGAAACTTTACTTGGAATAGATTCTAATAAAAAACTTATTAGAAGTTACGATAATGGGAAAAATTGGGAGAGAGCACCTTTTTATGACGGCGCGGCAAGTTACGCCCCCAATTCACCACATTTTTATACACCGGACAACACCGGCAATACCCAACCAGGCGGCGCCGATGTCGCAACCGAGGAACTTGGCGATTTTATATATTTTATTCCAGAATTAGATTTTGTTCTTACATGTGGTGACGGACAATGGATCGCAGTTGGAAAGCAAGGAATACAGGCGGACTTGACACCAGGCCGAACAGACGAATGGAGACAGTTTGTATTTATTTCATACAATGATGGTTTTAATTGGAGGCCGCGAGTTATTAAGACGTACAAAGCGTCCGCGCGCGAGGCAGATGATTCCGACACGAGCCAGTTTTTTAATGAACGAGTCGAGTATATTGCGGCTTATGTGTTTAATCCGGTATCAGAAGGTGGGGTGCGCGTAATTATGAAAGGTACTAAAATTTTTGGTGAAGTGTTGTCATGTCCCATCATAGTACCTGTTGGGATTTCGTCAGCATTGAAAGGAGGAAACGAGCCGCAAGGGCGGGACACACACCCTATAAAGGCTTTTGCGTTTCTAAAAGGCAGTAACTCTTACGACTTTCCAGAATTTGACTTCACCAACGCCGACGAGATCGGGTTGGTCGTCGGCCGCGGCAGCGCCTACAAATTAACTAATCTCGAATACATTGGTGCACTTACAGATGTGAAAAAACCAATTTTTTATGGGTTTCAAAGTTCTAGTAGTAAGGGAATAGTAACAGTGACCAAGCCGCAGGCTCCGTTGTCAGGGCGACCGACGGAGACATTTACTACTTTCTTCGATAGTATTTACCCTATAAATATAAAATATGCAAATAAGGGTTTACTAATGGGCGTTTTTAGTAATAATTCGCAAAAAAGGACAGATTCAGATGTAAATTCTCGGGAATATAAGTTTAAAACTTCTATAGACGGAATAACATGGCGTGACGTTACTGTCGGGACAAAGACGGATATAAATTCCACTAAAGATCCTTTGTTAGAAGGTGACGACGTTGGAAATTTTATCATTGGTATCAAAAACAATAGTAATTTTAACCTTTATAAATATAACGAGACAACATTGAATTTTGAAATTATCTTAGACTACTCAAAAAATATCACTGATATTTACAATCTTAATTTCGTATCAAATGAATGGCAAATTCCTCTGAGTATCGGTAATTCAGAATGTATGTTAAAATCTTACAATCGTGTAAAATGGTATAAATATAATATAAGTGTTGGAGACATTAGAGTGCGTAAGATTTATTCTAAACCCCGTGAACTGAACTACGACCTCCTTTACAAAATCGACGACCACACCGCCGCCGACGCCTTGGTCACTCGCCCCGCGAATGAAACGTCCGCCGTCGACTTGGCCTTTGACTCCGGGTTGTACGCGTCCGCCGTCGCCGCGGCAGAATTGGCAGGTGTCTCCTTCTCGCTCCTCAGGTCGCCACCGCCGTCTGTGAGTGATGAGTGGCTTAATGACGGACCTATACGTTCATCCGATGTTATTGGATATTCTATCCTTGTCAATAAAGATGATGGTGCCGGAGTAATAGGATATAAAATAGGAAATATAGACTTCTACCAAGCGCCTATAGCTTATGAGCGAGTTAATGCGACAACAATCTGGGACAACACTTTCAAAAACCAAATGCCTAATGACATTGTTAGTATAGGTGGCAAGATATTTATGGGTTGTAATGCCGATTCATCGGAATTTCCTGGCGCTTCTACTTTTGATTTACCTCTTGTAGAAAGTGTTGATAATTACACTTTTATAGAATCTGAATCTGTATACTTAAGCAGCCAGTATTCCGGAACCAACGCTCCCGTAACTGAGTTTGCGACAAATTTAACAAGGCTATATCCTTCACCCTATGACTCTAATAGAGTTTTTGCCGTCGGTAAATTTAAAAGTGCTTCTAGCACTGAATACGGTGTAATTCTTTATAGAGAAAAACCAGCCAAGAAATTCTACACACCATACACACAAGAGGATGTTTATTACTGGAGAGTTTTGATGGGAAGCCCGACAAGCATACACCCCTCTCTATCCCTTAGTGAAGACGACGCCTGGATATTATCTGGGTTTAAAGATATAAACGATGTTGTAATTTCTAAAACAACGTCTAATATGGTGGTAGTGGGCAAACAGAGGGCTTTTGGGGATTATAATTTAGTTGTTTTCCCAAGACACTACAATTTCGATGACAATGACTATAAAACACAAATGTTAGATTTTGAAGAAATATACACTGTATGTGAATTCGAAAATTTATGGATAGTCGGCGGAAAACCAGCAAATAGTAATAGTAATAAATGTGTTGCTTATACATACGATTTAGTAAATTGGAAATACATAGATTTTACTGGCGGTGCCGTCACTGATAATGTCACATTTAAGGAAGATTATCCATTTTTTACAACGCGTACATCAGTTTCGGACGACATAAGCAGAAAAACCGATGCTAATAATTTCGAAGCAAATGATATCAAACCAGTTGAATTAAGCGGGCAAACGGCGATATTACTTCAAATTTCTTTTAAATATAACATTCCTGTGCACCCCGCCGCGCTCCCACTCGCCTTGGTCGGTGAGAAAATATACTTCATATACAAAAATGGAAATAATTTAACCATTGAACAAAACGACTCTTATCCAGAACCTAAAATTGCTTATAGTTTAAATAGAAAACAATTAGTACCAAGTTTTACAACTATTATAGATAATATAGAAAGAAGAATTGTATCAAGTGAATACCCTTCCGAATTTAATATGTTTTACGTGATCTTAGAGAATAATAAATTTAAATTGACTAGTTATATTTCCAATATTGTCCCACCAAGTGTTGCAGAAAGCGGTAATAAAACCGAACAGAAATTTAGAAAATTTATAAATATAGACGAAAATTATCTCTTCAAAAGAACAAATGGTCATTGCTACAAAATAGAAAAAGTTAAGAATGATAACTTTATAACAGGTGTAAATTCTGCTAGATATGTAAGTATTGGAAAAGGAAAATTTTCAAGTATATTCTGGTCAGATGATTTATTGACGTGGAATGACTCTAATGTAAATGGTATTTTTGACGTAGTGTTTGACGTGACTCATAAACATGGGATGTGGATTGCTATAGGCGATGGGAGATATGAAGTGGCGCTATCTAAAGACGGTAAAAACTGGACGGGGGTTTACCCTCAATACCCGGACAATTTTCCTGAAATTACATCATTAGGACTATCATTTAATTCGTTAGATTATCACGACCCATCCTCGAACAATATTGCCGATGTTCTTCCTTATATACCCAATATTGAGGGAATTTTTCTTAAAAATTTATCTATATTAAGGCTTTTTGATAAAATAGAATATTACGTAGGAACTCAAATATGGCAAACATTAACTTTTGACGACCTTAAGGCATTGATTGATACAGAAATTGGACGTTGTGAATATTTAAATTTACTAAGAAATACAAATAAAATTAAAAAATCAGGAAATGCAGATTTTTCGGTTATGATACCAGGTTTTACAAAGTCTCTTAATTCAAAATTAGAAACTTTTACAAATATTTCCGAAAGCGGGTCATTTCCAAACGGTTTACTAGACAATCAAAAACTTTACATTAAAATGTATTATAAAAAATTAGAAGAAGAAATAGGAACCACGGTGTCAAGTTCTCAGATGAGCCTACCCGGGGTTACATTTGACAATTTAATGAATAATACACTAATACCTGTTCTAAGAGACAACAATTACTATGTCGATTCTTTATTAGGAGACAATTATGGTTTTCAACTGGGAGATACGTATAAAAATGTAAATGGTTATTTCAGTGCTAATTTTTCAACTGATATAATTAGATTAAGGATGTACTACAAGAATTTTGAATTATCAGAACCGGATATAAATAAATTTAAATTAACTCGAGAACTCTCTCAGATTACTAAGTTAACTCAAAATTTATATTTTGAAACTCAAAATAAATCAGAAATTAAGATGAATTTAGATAATTTTTCTCTATACTCGTCGCATTTAATTTTATCTGGATGGTTCTCAACGGGAACATACATTACATCTATGTTTTTGGAATTAAACGGGTATAAAATAAATAACAATACGTCAATAAAATTACTTGAATATGCCTCAATTTATTCATTGGGATTAAATTATAATCGTTATTATTTTAATGATATAGATAAAGAAGATGGAATCGGTTCAATTGTAATTCCGCTTGCTAGCACGGCTTATTCTGGTTCAAGTATTCCACTAGATAGATACGATTCTATAAAGCTGAGAGTATTTTTTAATCAGAGCGCGGGTACAAATTCATATCTTAACGTTACATGTGTTGGACAGGGTACTATAACGTATAACAATTCTACGGCAAATTTAAATATATACTAAAAAGAAACATTTATATACACGGAATAAAGTCCCATTTTAAATCTATGCAAATTTTTTTCCAAATATTTTCCTGTTCAAATAACTTTTCTCTACTTTTAAGGAGTGGAAAATAAATTAGATATTCATTTTTATTTAACAATTGAAAAAATTTATACAATGTATAAGAATAACTTAAAAAATTTTTTCTATCTTTTGGGCAATGTTTTTCAAACGGATCTTGTATTTCATTAAACATATTAACCAATTTAATCTGAAGTTCATTATTGATAATCAGCTGTTTATTGCCCGTTATTTTATGTATAATATTAGGAATATGTTCATAATATTTATTAAGTTTAATTTTTTTAAGAAATTCTTTTATTTTAATGTACGTGACTAAAGATTTGTCTTTAAGACGTTCTTTTTTAATTTCTACTATAAGCAAATTTATAACATCATTTGGTATAACAGTACCCTCGCGTCCCTGTATTTGATTAATCCATTCTTTGAAGTGATTTGTTCTTTTATAACTATAAGGTTTTATGTATTCGTGAGTCTCTGCATGATTCCATTCTGGAAGATTTGAAATATTACATTGTTCTGTCAACCCACAATTAAAACAAATGGTAATCCCTGCTGCGTTATCGTTGGTTGTTTTATAATTACATTCTTTACATCTAAACGTAGACATAGTGTTACACTGCGATGTTTTAGAAATTTCAGATGGAAAACATTTTTCCATATACATTTTATACATCTCTCCTCTATTATTTTTAGAATCAAGGGAAATGTATTTAAATATACCTTCTTCCGTGCTGTTTTGTACTGTAGTACACTCGTTGTTATCAATATCTTTAATAAACCCAATTGAATTAAATAAATATTCAGTCAAATCTGTATCGTTTTCGATGTTTTTAATCTTACGTTCTAATTCTGTTATTTTTTCAGCTATATTATTAATTTCTGATAAATTATTTTTTTTAAGACAATTTTCTTTAATTTTTCTAAATAAAATCAATTCTGAACGATATTTATCTAAATTGTTTTTATCTTCATCTATTTTTTTAATAGTTTCAAAGTGTTTGTCTATTATTGAAGTTCTAGAATCCGTGTGTACAGTTTTTTTTGATATTTTAAATGATGACATTTAATTATCTTTATAATGTATTTTTTTATATTAATATATATAAAAAGAAATATTAATTAATTAGATGATACAATTTTCTAATATTTTAACTGTAAAATGTTTAAGAAATATATGTAAGATTTATAAAATTAAATTTAGGGAATACGTTAAAAAAGACTCACTTTTAGACGTTATTAATAAGTCTATCGCGGCAAAGATAATTCAAAAAAAGTTTAGACAAAATATAGACTTTAATAGTATTTGTCCAATTTCACACGAAGAAAATAAATATCCTTGGGTGTGTATTAAAAGCGGTAAAAAATACATATACTACGATTTTAATACATTTATAATATATTTAAATAAAATGTCGGACTTTCGGGATCCATGTACAAGAATTAAATTAACCAATAAAAAAATAGAAGAAATTAACAGGTTAATCATGTATTATAACAAAAAAGATACTAATAAATTAATAATATCAGATGACATGATTAGAGATGTAGATCTTAATATATTGACATATTGTTTATATGATATTATAAACGATGTAAACAAAAAAAATTTAAATTTAGAAGAATCTTATAACATATATTTACCAAGGTTTATATTTTATTTTACACATCTTATAAACAATCATTCCAAAGAAACATCGGCAATGTTATTAAAAGCCTGTAAAGAAACACTACATGAACCTATTATTAACGATTATATAGACATAGTTCAAAATATAAATGCATTTAGAGATATTTAATTGCATAAAATAACTATATAAAGAAACATTATAGTATATAAAGAACACGGTAATTACATTATGACAACCTGTTCAATATGCGATCCGCGTTCTCAATATACAGATTGTATATGTAACTCTAATTTTAAAAATTTTAGTGAAATTTACGAAAAAATACGTCAAAATGACCTATATGAGGGGTTTAAAATAATTAAAAAATGGGATATTTCTACCATGACGGTGTGTTGTTGTTTCAATAGTATTATTAATACATCTCTTTATGTAAATAAGTATAACGAAGAAAATGGAAAAAAACAGTTTTATAATTGTGCTAGTATTTACGTGAGCGTTAAATACCAGAATAAACCTAAAGTTTCAGCCAAGATATTTTCAAATGGTAATATACAACTTGCTGGCGTTTTAAATCCAATGTCTGCGACTTATGCTATTAGAAAAATTTTCAAAAGATTAGAAGCTTTAAAGGCATTTTCGTCATCTCCTCAAATATCAAATGTGAGAGTATGTATGATAAATTCTGATTTTAAAATTGATAAAAATATAAAACAAACAGATTTATGTAAAATTTTAGATACTGCTAACTTAGAACATCTGAAAACTTATTCATTTAATCCAAATAAATACCCAGGTGTTAATATTAAAATGTTAGAGCCGGATTTTAATAAAGTAATGTCATGTATTGTATTTAGACCCGGTAGTATTATAGTTACGGGTGGAAATGATATTACTTCATACGAAAAAATATACAATTGTATAATTAATATGCTTATTAAAAATAATTCGATGTTATCTATTCCTCAATAGTCTCTAAATTTTCAGCAAGGTCAAGATCTGTTATATCTATTTTAGACTCTGGTTTTTCTGTCTCTTCTTTTTCTGGGGTTTCGAGTGAAAGATTTGGTTCATTGTAAAATTGATCGAGTTTATTATTGATTTCTTTCATTTTAGAAAATAAATTATAAACAGAGTATACAATAAGTAAAACTATACATGTAATACCAACCTTAAAAAACATATCGGTATCGAATAAAAAAGACCCTGATTCTTTAGACATTTAACATTTATTAAATAATTTAAATAATTGTTTTTAACGTATAATTTATTCCGGGTCGTCTTCTTGGATTTCATTATCATCACTGGGTATGTCAATACCCATCAAAAATGATGTACGTTTAACAATTATGCCACTTTTGGGAGGGTATTCTTTTGAACTTTGTTGAACAATTTTGATATTATTATTAGTAAATATACCCATGTAATAATCTTTAGTAAACTGTTCTCTAAACAAATTATTTTCGCGACAGTGGTCATTAAACATCTGAGAAAATACCTTTAGGGGTACATACAAATTCTTTCCAAATACTACCTTTTCTGATTTCAAGAAATGTTGAAGAGAATTAGTAGTTTGCTCCATCTCTTCTTTATTTTCCTTAAAATATTGAGGAAGAATATTCCAGATTCCCTTTTTACCGTGAATTTTAAGTGTATGATAATATCCTCGAATACACATTTTCATAATGGTTGGAATTTCTTTCGCTAGTTTTTTATCAATTTCAGTATCTGTATTTACAACCTTTTTCCAAAAATTGACTACCGCTGTTCTCCGAGATACACTCTCAGAATTATTTTTGTATCTCATAATTTTATTACCACCCATCATCATTGGAACTTCCCAGTTAATAGTTTCATCTGATTTATATTTTTCGGAGTAAGTGTTACGACCTCCTTCTACCAAAAGCTGCCAATCTGTTTGTTCCATTTTAAAATTTTCGGCAATCTCTGGAGCCAAAACCATAAATTTACTTACGTGAGGTTTAATACCATACTTTGCATCGATATTATTTGCAATAATACCTACATCTTCTTCTTCATAAAATTTTTGAATAATTTTCATTACAATAGTACTTTTTCCGGCCCCTGCTTGACCAAGTAGATACAATAAAACTTGCCAATTATCCATATCTCCGAGGTTAAAACACATCCTGCCCATAAAAGTGCAAAACCATTTTTGTACTTCTTCTGTAAATTCTTGATACTCAAGCAAACTCTTAAATGTTGGACAGTGTTTCATAATATTAAACCATTCATCTTCAGAATATTGATCGTAATTATCGAATTTTACATCATGGTATTTTGCAGCAACAGACAAATTGTTTAGATAAGGGTGGCTTTTACCATATGGAACAAATACATCTGTGTATACGGGGGTTTCTCCTGGTTCAGCAGTATTATATTTAGTAATATAATTTCCATTTTTAAATGCGAACAAATGACGGTCTTTATTTAGTGAAGGAAGTTCTGGACCTACAAACTCATTGAAATATTTTTCTGCATTATTTATATTGCTAGTACCATTTGCTGTTGCATTTTTCCATTGATTAAAATTAATTTTATGATCTGTTTTTTGATAAATGTAATCTTTTATTGTACACTGTTTTTTCCACGCATGTGTATTGTATTTTTTGTAAATAACTGGTTTATACAAATTTCCTCCGGCTTTTGTAAAACCTTCTTCAGAAAACATTTCTAGAAGGTAAAGAAGAAGACATTGATAAGGTGTTTTTTTAGAATCATCTGTAAAACGAGCATATTTAAACAATACATCAGGGTCTTCATTACTCAACGAGTTTCTAGCTGGCTGATCTGTTTTATAAAGTATATAAACATCGCGAATTAGCCTTTCTGAATAAAAAATAACCTCGTAAATTTTATTCCATCTGTCTTGATAGTTCTGAAAATCTGATACACATTTCTTAAATTTGAAAAATACAAGCGTAGTTTCAAAAATAGCTTTTTCCAATTCAACAGCAAGCATACTTGTATCAATAGTTTCTAAATCTGTAATACCAAGTTTTTCGCATACAGCAATGATGAGATCTTTTTCCCCGTTAATTGACCATTTTTTATCTAAAATATGAAAATATTCTAATAGTTTTTCCTCGTCTGCCTGATCTATTTTTTCCTTGATATCATTTGTCCAATTAACAGGTGGCTTAGTCATTACTGAATATAATTCATTATAAAATATTTTTTTATATAATTTTATTATGTAATATTTGAGGTTAAATTTATTATTTAAAATGCTCTTTTAAGAGTGTATAATGAAGTCATATTTAATTTTTTTAAAAAACGGCGAAATTTTAGTTAAAAAAACAAACTTAAACGTTTTTGATATAACAAAATTCAAAGATTTTGATTCATTTAAAATCTATTCAGAGTACATAGTTATGTATAATAAAAGTGAAAATTCTGAACTAAATCTAACAGTGTTAAATTTTACGACTGATAGGTATAATTCGGATATAGGTTTATTGAAAATTGAAAAAGAATTAGATATAAAATCGTTGACATTAAATAACTATATAAAAGTTTTAGAACGGGAGAAATATGAATTATATGAAGAAGACACGGATGTCTTTGATATTACGAGATGTTATAAAGATATTATTACATTTTAAGCTAATTTAGTAACTAATTTTTGCGTTGGTACTTTTTCGCGCCCTTCAATGTAAATATAATCGTGTAAATATTTCGCTTTTTCTTGGGGGTTCATTTCAGTTGTTTTTTCAATATCTTCAGAGAAGAACTTATATATTCTATCGTATACATCTCCTTTTGTAACAGGTTTACTTACGGATGTATTTTTAAGTTCTAACTTTGAATCATCGCCAACGTGACACACATCAAGATCGTTACTTGACATAAAATTTAAAACTTCATCTTGTTTTTGCTTTTTTTTCTGCGTTAGTTCTTTAATTTTATCTTGGTAAGGTTTCATTTTTTTCTTAAGATCTTTAATTTGATTATCTATATCATTATAATCTCCTACGTCTTTTTTAAAGAATTCAATTTCTTGATCTGAAACAGGCAACTCCATTTAATTTAAACTTTAAATGTATTATTTTTTTAAATTAATTCAGTTTTTCTAACATTCTATATAAATAATAAGAATTTAATAAAAATATCAAAATAATAATAATACAATAACATTTTATAGGGAATAGAAATTTATTAAGTACTTCGTTTAATTCGGTTTGGCTTTTTTCGTCTAAAAATTTAGAAAACATATTAAATATAATGATATAATGATATTTAATATTTAACATTTAATCGCTAAATGCGCCTGCATCATCTAGATCATCATCTGGTGCAGAATCGTAAGAATCAATGTCAAATGTGTTGTCATTTTCATTTTCATTGTCATCTACGTCGCTTCCTTCGCTATCATCAGAAGGCAAAAATTTACCTTTAGACTCATCATCGGTTTTTTCGTCTTCTTTAATAAGAGCGGATAAGTCTAATACCTTGCTTACGGCGATTTTCTTCTTGATTTTTTTGATTTGCTTTAACTTTTTCGGAACAGTTAGTTCTTCTGGAAAATCAACAAGTTTTACTGGAAAAATGTTAACATGTTCGATAGTTTTGTTACGTACGTTTAAATCTATTCTTAATTCTAGTTGAGAAATTGTTTCTTTGTTTTCAAAAAATAAAGGCATATTCAATCGTTTAAGAAAGTAGTTTATGTTAGCTTCATGGGTAGCATTTAATTCTCTGGGTAAATGAGAAGAAATTTTAAAAAGATTTATGCTCGTTTTAAGCTTTTTGACATAATCAATAATAACTTCGCTAATTTTAACTTGAGATGTACACTTTGTCGTGTTTTTACCAATTAGCGTAGGCTCTTTAACTTTTTCAGTATAAAAAAACTTACATTTATTTTTTTTCTTGGTCTCGAGTGATTCGCATTTGAATATCCTGAAAGTTCCATCGGTTGTAATTTTTTCAAAAAAGAATGCACGGTTTCCGCAATCGCAATTCATCGTATATACAATATTTATATCCTATAATTTTAAGCATAATTATTTTTTGTAATAATTTAAAGGAATAACGGATATTTATGTATAATCTATAATGATTACAAATGTTTACCCCAAATATGAACCAAAAACAAATTGGGAATATCAAACAAAGGTAAACATGAACATTAGAGATCTTCAAGGAAAATACCCAAATGGTTGTCAATGCTGCGGAAATATTTACACAAGGGATAAATTTTCAATTTTAGTAAACAGTCACTTCAAAACTAAAAAACATCAAAAAATGTGTATGGAACCTGCTAATGTTATATTCGAAAATGACTTTCGAAGTGTTAATGACATAAACACAGCTTATGAAGAAACATGTAGAGAAAACAGGCAGCTAAAACGTCTTAATTATGAACTTTTTCAAAAAATTAAAAATCTAGAAGAACAACTTAGTGTTTATAAATTTCCTGGAGATACAAACCTTATAGATATAATTTAAAGGAATAATTTATATACACTTATAATGGACCGTGTAGAGCAACTGAAAACTATTCAAGATGAATGTCGCGAACTTTTTTCTAAGAAAAATTCAGATTATGGTGATGCTTTTGCCACATATGGTACAGTAGGTGTTATGGTAAGAATCGGAGATAAACTCCAAAGATTTTCTAAAATTACATCAAAAAGCGTTGAAATTGAAGTCACTGATGAAACACTACGCGATACTCTAATGGATCTTCACAATTACGCGGCGATGGCTATTATGACACTTGATAAATCTAAGTAGATTTATTACAAAAAAATATAAAGTATAGGTACGATCATGATTAATAATTTGTATTCAATTGATTATGACTGAATCTCTAGACGGACTGCGCAAATTTCACAACTGGATCAAATCTCGTCTTATATCAGATGCTCAGCGAAAAACCAATGGAGAATATCTTTTAGATATAGCAGTTGGCAGAGGCGGCGACATAATGAAATGGACTAATGCGAGATTAAAATTTGTTACGGGGTTTGATATCGATGCAAAAAGTATATACGAGAAGAATGCTTTTGACGGAGCAATCAAAAGATACAATTCTGTTAAACATTTACCAAATGTTCCTCGATGTTACTTCTGGAAAATTTCAGCAACCGATCCTTTTGTTCTAAACTTGATTAATGGTAAAGACAATGCTAAAATATACGACATAGTTTCGTGTCAGTTTTCATTTCACTACTTTGTAAATGATATGGACATAACATTGAACTTGATTTCTAAAAAACTTAAAACGGGTGGATACTTCATCGGAACATCGGCAGATGGGGATGTTATTAACAGTTTTCTTGCGATTCACGGCAATGACTTTGAAAACGAAGTGTTAAAAATAAAAAGAAATACTGATCCGGGAATGTATTCATTTGATCTAAAATCGCTTAAAACGTCTCGAGAGACATATTTTGAATATCGAGGTGTTTCAAATGAATACTTTCTTTATAGAGATCACTTAATTGAAAAATGTAAAAGGCATAATCTCGAATTGATCGAAATTAAAAATTTTTCCGAACTTTACGATGAATATAAATTTAATTTAACACGTAACGAACAGATGTGTAGTTTTTTAAATTTTTCATTTGTGTTCAAAAAAGTTTAACGTTTTTTAGAATTAGACTTAGACTTAGACTTAGACTTAGAACCACTCTTCACTTTTTCCCAGGCCTGTTTTAATGTAATACCTTCTTTGTGTTTAAGCTTCATTGCCTTCGCGGCAAGATCAGAGCCTTTTTTGGAAGCCGGTTTATCTTTTTTACCAGAACATCTGCCAGTTTTTTCGCTACGAGTCTGATAATCTTTACATTTTTTCATGTATCTGTCAGTTTTTGGATTGTAATCATAACCCGCCAAGGCAGGTGGATAATATCCTTGGCCTTTTTTACCATACATAAGAATTGCGTTTAGATGAGATATTGCTTTCTGTACTTTCGACATTTAATTATTACATAAACTACATTTTTAATTTAAATTTAATTTATTTTTCAAATATCTCTTAAAATTACTCGCTTCACGCCAATCGTCTGTTATTCCTGGAGAAGTCTGCGATCCAAATGTATCAGATATATTTAGAAAATTTAAGTTTACATATTCCTTAAACGTGTTAAAATCTTGGAGCAATTCTAGATAATAACTTTGATTTTTTTGTTCATTCGTATACACAATAAATTTCTCTATATTACTTTCAAAAACTGTACGTATCAGTCTCCAAATATTATCGTACATACTATTCTTTTTGTTTTGTTTATCTATTTTTTGAATTTCAAATTTCCATTGTTCTTTACCGATATCTTTCAATAGATATTTTACTCGTAGATCAGTCAAATTCTTTTCAATACCCAGTTCGCGTTCTGGAATAGTTCCGACAAGCCATTCTGCGTGGCGATAAAATCTATATATATTGGTAAATGCCGTTACAATGTCTACCCTGTTTGGAAAAAGATTTGTAGCTGTCCGCATGATGTAACGTGGACAGCATTGAACACCGCAAATAGTCTGTCTATTTACATTTTCATAAGGATTTCTATCAATTTCTTGTCCAGATTCGCGAAGCCAGCGGAAGTATTCTGGGTTGTGATTATATCCTTCCATTTTTTGACCGGTCCTCCATGAAAATTGAATGTGACATTTGATACACCACATTTGATCGCAGCCGTCAATTTTTGATATCCTTTCTCCGCAGCCTGGACAAGGTTTAGATTCTTTCTTAATGGCTTGAACGGTAGCTTTTGTTTCTTCATTACACACGTGTCCATCTTCTTTTACTTCCATACACATCTTGCAATATTTTGTTTCGCACATGCTACAATAATATTTATTGTCCAAAAATCCATTACAATCTGATCCGCAACATTTGATAGTAAAATTTTCATTAGCAGTATCTTCAGTAGATGTACCGTAATAAACCCGGTTTATTTCTAGGAGATATGAACTAATTATTTCGTCTTGATCTTTAATTAATTTTTTAAGCCTATCTTTTTCATTCCGTGCATTTAATAAATGTTGTTTAAGCTCCCGTGTCTTCTTTTCTTTAATAGCCTCTGCCTGTGTTTCGGGAAGAAGGGAAATTTGTCTTTCTACAAAAAGATCTTCATTGTGTCTTTTAAGATCTTTTTCAACGAATGTTTTTGTTAGATTTTTAATAATAAACTCACGCTCCCAGGGAGTTTTACAAAACATACACATAGGATCGTTTTGGGAGTTCAAGATGTAAGTTTTGCAGCAAGTTCTGCAAGCTGCATCTGAAATGTCACAGCCTTTGCATTCGACCATTAAATGGTTAGAAGCATTAAAATTTTCGCAGCAAATAGAACAAGCCATTGTAATTACATTATGTATTTCTTTTGTTTTTAAACTAATTAAAAAAATGTAATAATTCTATGGAGACGGCGGGGCTCGAACCCGCGACATTCGGCTCATAAGACCGACGCTCTGACCGACTGAGCTACGCCTCCATGGAATTATTTTAGTAGATGTATTTAATACCCTCCGCGTAGTCGTAGGACTAAATGAAGAGTATTTTCTTTTTGAATATTATAATCCGCAAGAGTTCTACCATCTTCTAATTGTTTACCAGAAAAAATAAGTCTTTGCTGATCTGGCGGAATACCTTCTTTATCTTGAATCTTTGCTTTAATATTATCTATCGTATCAGATGGTTCTACTTCAAGTGTTACTGTCTTACCTGTTAATGTCTTAACAAATATTTGCATAATATATTATAAACGTTTTCTTTATATACATTACACATTTTAATTAATTTTATTTTCATTTTCATTTTTAAGTTTTTCACATTCTGTTACTTTTTCATTGTATAGTTCTTCTAGATTTTCGTATAATTCTTCAATTTCGTTAAGTTTTTGTTCTGTAACAAACAATGTTTTTTTATAATCTTGCAGTGTAAATGTAATATTATTATACGTTGTATACAATTCTGAATAAGTTTTATAAATAAATTGACTAAATGAGTTTGTCTTGGCCAACATATTAACAGTTTCACGCATTAATTCTTTATAATTATTATTATCGTTTGTTTTATTTTTGATAATACCTGTAAGTTCTGTTATATGTTTATTATGGGTTCTATTTTTGTATCTATATTCGCGGTCTGTAAAAATGCGTAGTTTTGTCATTTTGATATAATATAATATCGTTTAATTCTTTAAATAAAATAACATCGATTTAATAATGTACATATGAATTGTTATATGCGGAGGCATATTCGCAGGTCTAACAGCCGGGATTATGACAGTACAGGGCGTTTATGCTACTAAAATGATATAAAAAATAAATCATATGTATATATAATGCCTGTCGGACGACGAGTTGATCTAAATAAAATGTCTCTTAAAAAAGACTTGACAGTTACTCCCTTTATGCCTGGGGCCCCCGTTCCCATTCATTATACATTATACAAACTTACAAATAAATTTATGTATATACCTAGATATTTTAGCGAAGACGGTGATCTAATATTAAATGAATTAAATAAAGTTGATATTAAAACTGAATTTAAACCAAGAGATTACCAAGAAGATGTAATTCAAGAAATTTATTCTGAATTACTTAAAAACGGTTCGTGTATAGCATGTTTATATACGGGATGGGGTAAAACTTTTGCAAGTCTCTACTTATCACATCTACTCGGAGTTAAAACAATTATATTAGTAAATAAAGAATCTCTCATGGAGCAATGGAAAGAACAAATTGAAAAATTTTTAGGAGTTTCGCCTGGTATAATTCAAGGTAAGAATGTAGACATAACCCCGTGTATCTGTATAGGAATGATTCAGAGTATATCAATGAAAGATTACCCACCGGAGATCTTCAAAGATTTTTCATTTGCCATTTATGACGAAACCCATCATTACTGCTCAAAAATTTTTTCAAATGTATTTTATAAAATAGGGGCAAATTTTAATCTTGGGCTTACTGCCACTTTAAAACGTGCAGATCGCTTAGAACATACTTTAGAATGGTTTATAGGTAAAATTGCCGTGAATGTACAGTTGCTAATAATAGAACCTACTATAAAAGTATATAATTTTTCAAATTTTACAGATAATGTAATCAAATATTTGCCAAACGGAAAAGTAAATTCTCCTGCAAGTATAACTGCTATAACAGAGATTGAATCTAGAAACGAATACATTCTAAATTTAATTAAGGAATGTTACATGTCTAATAGAAAAATTTTAGTACTATCAGATCGCAAAGCTCATTGTGATAAATTATTTAATTCTTTAAGTGGCTGCTCAGTTGGTTTATATTATGGAGGAATGAAAACAGAAAATCTTAAAAAGTCCAATGAATGTAAAATTATAATAGCAACTTACCAAATGGCGTCAGAAGGATACGATAATCCAGGGTTAGACACATTAATACTTGCTTCACCAAAAGGTAATGTTGAGCAAGCCGTGGGTAGAATTTTACGCAGGAAAAATGAAAATCTACCGATTGTCATAGATATCAATGATACAATAAGCGTCTTTAACAATTGGTATCGCAAAAGACTATCACTGTATAAAAGTAAAAAATTTAAAATTGATTATGTTAATAATTGTTACGGAAATGTACCGGAATGTGATTTAGTGATTAACGAATA